TCGACAGATGCTAAAGCACCAATACTCAAACCATTAATTTCACCAGACTTGATTAGCGTCCAAAGACTATCATCTAAAGATTGAATAGTGGCTAACCAAGTACCTTTTCTTACAAATTTATCACCTAGTACAAAATCACTAGGAGCACAGTAGCTTTCACAAAACTCAAAAGTATCTGTTTCAACTAAATGAAATAGATTTGCCTTCATGCTGTATTTATTAAAATTGTGACAGGCCTTACGAACTTCCGCTTCTGTTGTTACATCACCGTGAAGATCAACTTCATCAGGAACCATGACAATAAATGTAGCTTGCTTTAACTCTTCGTCCAGAGCTTTAGTAATCGGAAGTTTAACTCCCGGTAGCTCATCTTCAGTGTTTAATTCTAAGTCCGTAATATCTTTATTATAGGACTTTACTATACCTTCTTTTTTCAGAATACTGCGTGCCCATGCAAATCCTGCTGATCCACCCCAAAGTAAAAACGCCACAGTGCCTGCAGTTGCACCACCATCTGGCATTTTCTTTTTAGGTTGGTAATTCTTTTCGTGTCTGCTAAAGAAAGCATACATTCGCTTAACCGTATCTAAGCTTAGATTACCGTTAATAATATCTCTAGCTCTTGCTACACCAGAACCAACACCTTCGCTTTTAGCTTGAGAGGCATCTAAGCCGCCTCTACCATATTTCTCACGTAGAGCTAACCCTCGTTTAGCATTATTGATCATAGCCTGTGTGGGCTTGTAGCTTTTAGCTTTTAGTACTTCTTGCATACTTACCTTTGTAAATTATTATTATACCTTATAGGCTTTATTAACATAATTATATCATAGTTATAATTGAAAATCAAGTGAAATATTAATAATATACTCATATACAGTAATTTCACTTGATTTAATTTAAATATTGACTATTAAGCCCAAACCCTACGAGGATTTGCAGGGATTACACTAAAGGCTTTTAACTCTTCAGTGATAATCCCTCTGGTATTAACGTGCCATCCTTCTAGCGGTAGTACTATTGGATTTTCAGGATCAGTATTGTCAATATCAGCTATAATACCAATAACGTCAATACTACCTTCGTAAACTTCTAAAGCTGCAATACTTTGCTCTTCGTCAATGAACTTTAGATATAGATCGCCGTATTCTAATGATGCAGTTTCTAACGTTGTAGTTTCTTCTAGCATATTAAGCAGCTTCTTGCACTTCTTGCACTAGCTGTACAAGCATTAAACCAGCTTTTTGTAAACCGACTTCTAATGCTCCAAAGTAAACTTTACGAGGCCATGTGCTGTCATTGCAGATAGTGTCTAGTTCAGTATCCTCAAAATAACCATTGGTTAAATAGTGAGTAACTGGTAGAGTACCATCTGCAGAAGCAGGTGCTGTAAAGTAAAAAGGAAAGTCCAGTTGTGCAGTACTTTTATCAGCTGCAAGGATTATTACGGTTGCTAAAGTTGAGTTCATTTTAATAAGCCTTTGTTCGTTGATTAATCCAAGTTTCGCCAGCCGTGATCTGCGCTGCGGTGCTTGCTGCGCCACGGGCGATTGAGCCGTAGTCGTGGCCGTTGAAGGGCAGGGAAGTGCCAGCACGCATGTAGAAGTATGCGGGGTAAGTGCCAAAGTTGCCGACACCAATTGAACCAGTGCTATTTAGTGTTGCATCAACTGTGTCAATTTTTGCCAGAACACCTGTGGTAATGTTTCCATTACCGCTAAATTGCGCAGAAATTACATCCGGTTTAGCGAGATTCGGTGAAACCGGTATTGTTCTGTAGCCATAAGCCCCGCCAGTGTTCAGTGCAAAACCCTTATTCCAATTAGCTCCCCAATAACTGTATAAAGCAAAAGAACCACTGCTACCGTTAACCGTTGACGATAGTTCTAAGATATTCCCCCAAGATACGTTTGTATCTCGCACCCCCTGCCACACGGTCATCTTGTCCGTAGACGAGAAATTAATCGAGTTCGTCACCATGAACTGATTCGAACCGTTTGGCTTGATGTACGTCGGAAAGCCTGTGCTGTCGTAGTCCGTGCTGGTGTTTACTCGCTGATATGCGGGGAGGTTTACGCCTTGGTTTGTGGGTCGGACATCAGCGCCCCATACAAAAACACCTTGTGTTGGAGTTGTACCATCCGCAGCACCAACAAGAAGGCCACCAACTGTTGCAGTTACTGTTAAAGAAATCCTATACCAGCCGTTTCCTTGATCAGAAATGCTGTAAGACACTAACGATCCGCCTCCATAGGATCGACCTGAAATAAAAGCACCGTTTGTGAGGTTGACGTTAATTAAATAACCAACTGCCCCCCCACCCATTGCGACGAGGCAAGACCCAGCACCATTGTTTTTTACGCTTACGCTTGCTGTGTAAGTTCCCGCAATATTAAACGATTGAACCGCACTAAAACCGACAACCGTAGGTGTCAATGTGTCTGCTGTTGTTGTGCCATCTGGTGCAGTTGTGGAATTTGCGGTTACCGTGGTAGCTGTCTTCGTCCACGCCGCAGCATCAAACTGCTCAGTCTTAGTAAGCAAGTTCACCCGCGCAGATACCACAGGCCTGTTCGCGCTGGTGGACTGGAAGCGGTGGTTGCCTGCTAAAGCCTTGATGCTGACGTTATCAATAGAGCCTGTGAAAGCAGATGTAGAGTTAAACCCAATTTCTGACCCAACCGTTGGACCAAAGCGTGCGGTGTAAGTACCGTTTGCCGAAACCGAAGTGCCGAATGTTGGTGTTGTACCTAAATACGGACGAATTGACCCAGAAACGTAATTAGTGACTGTAAAGGTGACTTCATATAGGCCGCCGACTGCAACGCCGCTGACACTGTTCCTATACAACACATATCCAAACGATCCTGCAAAATTTGCGCTGCCGCCTGAAATTGTGCAGGCGGGGCCTTTGGTCCACCATGTGTCAGTCACAAAATCACCATTTGTAACCAAATCAGCCTCAAGCACCAACCCCAGCCGCTTATCAAGCATTAGCCCAATAGGCTGCTCCATAGCTGTTACAGGAGTAGTACCTGCTGCGTCTTGATATAATGTAGAAAGGTCACTCGGGTCATACCACCATCCTTGTTCGCCACTAGAAAACAAAGCTCTAATCTTCCCTGCAAGTGACATTCCACCTGCAGTAGGTCTATGTCGCAATAAACGATCTATTGCTCTCATGATTTAAGCCTTGTTAAAGTACACGACTTGAATGTTTGTTGTAGCACTACGAGCGATTAACTTGACGGCAGCAAGGCTAGTATCTACGTAATAAAACATACCATCGTCAATACGTGAACCAACGGTAGCTGTAGGAGTAGTGCCATCCAAGGTAATACTCACTGCGCTACCATCTGCTTGAATACTTGCAGCTACAGCGCCCGTAGGGACCGTAAGAGTTACTACCGCTCCTGTAGTGACACTGATTGTTTGACGGCCAACGCACGCTCTGGTTGTAATATTGATTTGCATATTACCTGTAGAATCTACCTTTAACGGTAGTACTTGATCTGCTTGACCTGCTTGCGTAAATACGCCTTCAATTACTGTACTCATGATTTTTCCTTAATATGTTTGTTTATAAAGTTATTTGTTGTTTAAAATATTACTATTGAGTGCAATGAAGTGCGATGATCTACATAGTTCTCAGCATCATCTGTACTTACTACTTTAGCTTTTGGTGTATTATTGTATGAGTTAGCTGTTTGATAAATAACAGTGCCTAATTTTACAAACTCTAAAAATGGTAAACCTTGCATTTCTTTCAACTCAATCTGAGATGCTTTTCTTGCGTTTGTTTTTGTATTATATGAATTTCCAAGAACAGAAACAATTGGAGTATTAATATCGTTTGTAGCTAAAATATGAACTAATACGAACTCGTTATTTGGAACTTCTGATAGCACCCAATTACTGCCATTATAATGATTATAAGCTAGTCTTGTGGTTCCAGAATAATGCGTAACTTCGGTAGGTAATATCAACGGAAAGACTGTAGCTTCTTTTCTATACCAATTATCCTGAGTTCCAATTCTGTAGAATACAGGTAAATTAGCAACTGTAGCTATATTTTGAGGTGAATCGTCAGTTATAGTTATAGTGATATCTTCATCAGCAATAACTCCATTTTCACAACCAAACTGAGCATGTGAATTTAAACTAGCATTTTGATCTACTTGAAAATTTGTAAGACCTAGACCTGACCTATACTGAGCACCGATTGACAAATGCAAGTGACTATGTGTAGCACCGTCCATTCTTAAACCATGTCTTTCGTCCCCAAAATAGATTACTTTTTGTTGGTCTGCTCTCCAGTAAACTAAAGCAACTAACGCATGTTCCAAAAATAAATCCTCAGATACGCTAGAAGTTGACATCAGGGTTTCAGTGTTACCGTCAAAATATATGAAGTGAATCTTGGATTCATTAGGTATTTGAACAGACTCTGAAAAATAAGTATGCAAATTTGAGTGCAACCAAACATTAAAACCTAATTGTGCATTTGTTGCAGCAATTGTGAAAGTTCTATTTTCAGTGTTGAAACTTATTGTGCTAGTACTTCTTGTCTCAAAACCTGTAGGTTCCTTCATAACTGAGAAAGTTGAAGAAGCTTTATTTTCAGCACCAATAACAATTCTTTGATCAATGTGTTGCTCTGCGGCTTTACCTTTGGTTACTATTCGTCTACCATCAGACATTAGAATAACAAGATGACCTTGAGCGTCAAACTCCGCTGCTTTTATGGTTGATGTTATTGGTTCTAGCGCCTTGGACACAACCTCAAAAGGATCGGTAAAGCTTCTGGTAGAAGGTACATGAGAAGGAACTGCAGGAGGTTTTGCTTTTACTTCTTTTGCGGGTTTATTTTTATTCTCTTCTATCTTTACAGCATTAGCTCCAGCAAACATGGATTCATCTTTAGAGAAACCTTTAGCAAGTGCAGCATTAGCAGTCTTGATAAACAACTCTTGATATTTTAGAGGTTTATTTTTTATTGAAGCTGGTAGATTATCTACAGACCATTGCATTGGAGTTCCTTTAAACAAGAATAACCCGAGAATAATCTCGGGTGTTCTAGACATTATAGCATATAGTTATTAGTATTTCAAGCTAAATCCAAGTATTTTGATTTAATAATACTTTCTACGGATTTCTTTACCTTGTTCTTCTTAAAAGACTCTTCGGCATTTTTCATCGCAGCTAACGAAGCGATACGAGCTTTCTCTTCAGAGCCAGTATCTTTTAGCGTTTGATTAAACACTTCGATTGCTACTTTCTTTACAGCGTCACTTTTCTTTGAAGCCCATTGTGGTACATTACCTTGCATTGAATATGGCATATTATCCTACGTTTTCTAAATTACTTGAACTTGTATCTGAACCGCTTACGGATGTTGCAGTACCGTTACCAGTAGTTCCTACAGCCATACCATCGCCACTTCTTGAAGTCTTAGCTGGAAGTAAAGCTTGATTAGGCTCTTGGTCTTGCGGCAAAGAATCTACGCCGATTGATTCACGTACACGGTTTAATACGGCACGATCAACTTCAATCACGGATGTACTAGCGAAACGCTGAATTGCTTTTGAGAATGACTCTAAATCTTCAGACTCTAGATTATCAAAATCCATAGAACCCATGCGAGAGGTATCCCAACCATTTAACTCATATGTTTGCTTGATTAAATCATCGTTAATAACATCACGAATCTTTCGCAGCATTGATTCAGCTGCAGTGGCAGATAAGGAATTTTTGACTTGACCTAAAGCGTTAGAGCCACCACCTGATTGACCTAGCACTAGAATATCTGCAAATAAAGACGTAAGAATTAAATTCTTGTAGTACTCTTTGATCTTGGATGTGTCCATTGCTTTACTGCCGTTTAAAGACAGAAGCTCTAGCTCAAATAAAGGCTGGCGTGTATCAGGATCATGAGCTTGTGGTAGAATCAAAGCTGATTGCTGATTTAGCTGCAAGTTACGCATTACGTTCTCATAATACGCTTTAATGCTTTTTTGCTCTGGTGATGCATCAGAGGATAAATACTGCGGAGGTAGCTTTAGCACTGGAAGTCCAGCTAAATCCTTAGCTACACCGTTTGCTTCAATCTCTTCGATTACACTTAAGAATCTCCAAGCAAGGTAAGCATCACGAAGCATGGATTTACCAAATGGATCACCTTTGTGCCTACCTGCACGAAACAACAGAATTTTACTACGAGGTAAAAGCACAGTGTTATTAGTACGAGCAGAGTAGCGATTATATACATCAGAAACGGCAGATAGGTTTTGTTTTACACCTTTTACTTCATTGCCGTCTTCACTGAATAAAAACTTTTCAATTGTCTCTTGGTTACGAATTGGAAGTTTCTTCCATCCGATAAGACCGTCATCGTACTTTGAGCCATTGGCTTTTAAACGCCTACGATATACTTTTTCATGCACAGAAAAGCCGTACATATTTGCACTCAAAGCTTCAGAGATAAAATCCGACCATGTTTGGTCAGTAAAGTCATGCATCATTTCGTTGATGATTCTTGCTTGATTTAGCTCTTCTTCACTTGCGTCTTTTACGGGTTTAAAAGCCCAATCTACTTTACCGATTAAATTCTCGTATAATGTCAGTGCGGAGTTAATCGTTCCGTGATAAGACATTTGCTTATACGTGTTGATACTATTTGGAAAGTTCAACTCGCGCTTTAATTCGTCAGTAGTTACACCGCTAAATACGTTAAGTCCAAGATAACCGCTTTCGCTTAGTTTAAACCGATCTGGAGTTTCATCTAGTGCTTTTGTCAAAGTAGTTTTAGTTTTTCGTTCAGCCATTAAAGGCTCCTTTTCAGTTATTTGAAGTGATTAACCTATGGTTACACCGTTGTAAGATGGAATGTTATTACCTGAGATACTACCGTCAAATGGATTTGTGCCTGTAAAGTCCGGTAAGGTGAAAGAGGG